GAGATGAGGAACGACCCCCACCTCTCCGATCCAGGGCCCGCTTTACAGCACCCCCTGGCGGTCTTCTCTCTACATTCTTATACTAACTCAGGCTTGACCAGCCCTTGCCCATAGGTCAATCTTGGTCTCAGGAGACCAAGAGCACCCATTTGGCCAATCTCCCGCTAGAAACTGAGTTCTTACGGGAAAAGGAATAGTACCTGATACACGAATCAGGCTATAAAAGGCTTGAGCCTCTAGGTTAAATAGGCAATGACGTCGGTCATCCCTTAGATTGTCACCTGAGTGAGCTCTGACAACTTAGGGTCCTAACCCGGATTAAGGTGTTTTGTCACCCTATGTTCCGAGAAGGAGTTCCTATATTGGTCCCTTCTGATGGCCCCTATGGCCCGAAATCAAAAGGTCATAGCTCACTTAAACGGTCATGAGATCCACATGATAGTTTAATCTGAGTATCAGATTACCCATCCTAGTTTGAAACGCGCCTACTTCGGGAGAACCGGAGTTCAATATCCCAAGAGTACGACTCGTTCCGCAAGGAAGTACTGATCACGTAGATCCTCTGTAAAACCGGACTAGCCGACCGGCCGACCTACTTCCGTGAAACAGAAGCAAGGCGGACAGTGAGTGGAAGCCCCTCAGGGCCGGAATTCCACCTAGCGCAGTCCAGTCTCCCGTAGTCGGAGGTGATTAGCTATTCACCCACCCGATGGGAAGGCCCGCTCTATCTCATGAGAAACAGATAACGGTGTCCAACCTACAGCGAGTAGATGGCAAACTAATGGTCGTTAGGATTCCGATAACAAAATCCTTTGTAAGTATTCCCGTGTATGTAACATGTGCTCATCTATAGAGTTAGTTACATAAGTCGGCTACTTTAAAGATGATGCTAACGGCCCAGCAGCTACGGAGTAACTGGAGGGTGACCCGGGTAGCCCTACTTACCCTTGAGCAAGGTGAGCAACTACTCTTTCGAGTCCTGACTCTCCTGCTCGGATCTTTCTATAGAGAAGATTATTTGGCTAATCTCACAATATAAATATCATGAAACCAACCAATATTTCCCTACAGGCTCTGAGAAATCATCCTTTGTTTCCAACGGTTGACTTACAAAGAGCATCCGGTAAGTATGTCATTGTTGACCCTATGAACAGTACTAACTTACTATATGTCTCGGAGAAAGTCTATCTGAAATTAGTGAGTGTTGCACTCTCTAATGATGAGACCTTAACCGTGATTCTAGTTCCTGGCGAGCAGGTCCTTTCTGGGCCTGACGGTCGTCCTTTACCATCATCTTCTGATGGATCTTCTTCCCAAGGAGGTCCTAGCATAACCCCCCTGGAACGAAAGTTCTTGAGGACTTGGTCATCGATTTATCTAAAGATGAGTCGGTATTCGAGTCTGTACCCGATCGTGATCTGGACAGTGTTTCTCACTTATCTAGTGATACTCCAATATCATCAGATGGATCCGATTCAGATTCCGGATACTCTGGGAGCGATGGAGGGATCGGTGACCCCTCCTCAGACACCCGAGGATCAGGATTTTCCCAACCTCTAAAGTCTGACCTAGAAATGGCCCCTACCCCGCTAGGGTTAGGAACTGAGTCAACCCAATCGCCACAGGGTGGTGACAGCACCAGTAAGGTGTGGAAGCCTTCGGTCCCTTCGGGCCGAAGACATTTCTCACTGAAGGGAAACTTATCTCATTTTCCCCGCTATGAGGCCTCACCAAATTTTCTGGAACTGTCTCCTAAATATTTAGGACCCATTTTACGAGAGTGGGGTAATACCCTATACTGTCGTATCATGGGAAGGACTACAACTGAATCTTTCTTGCTCAGTCTTGTGAAGATGATTAATTTTCTCAAGACCTTACAAGCTTCCGAGGGGTCACTGTACGTTTTAAAGTATATGAAGGTTTCATATCTTTACTGCGTAGGATACCTCTCTGGTCAGAAGCATTCCAACTCCTGGATATTTGGAACTCCTGTTGGACTCTCAGGTGGTCTACCAACGTGGATCCCGGCGCCTATCCGTCTGCGCCTCCGATCTGGTGACCTCAGAATATGGAGATGGACCTTGTCCTTTCTATTTTCATATAAAGGACTTATGGTCGATACTCCAGAGGCTTCGCTCGCCACTATTGTGGCTGATCCTTGGGACTCGAAGGAGGGTTTACCCCCCTTAGAGTCGGCTTATAAGGCCTTTGCTACTACACTGAGAATTCAGTATGGTGACTTAGACTTAAGTAAGCTTGAGACCAAGAATCCTCCACTTCGTGGCGATCCTAAGTTAGATTGGCAATACCGTCTTTTCGGTATTGGTAGTCCAGCTTCGAAACCTCCTCTATTTTCTGAGGCTTCCCAGTGCCGTGAGATTCTGACTTCAGGACCAAATGGTCGACCTTCGGTCGTCTATGCCGGTCTGGATGCTCTTGCCTGGCTCTGTAAAGGTAATAAAGCCTTAGAAACGTATCTAAAACTTACGAAGAATTGGC